AATTGCTTTCTCTAATGCTTTGTGCCTACAAAAAGTTTCAAACTCTCTTAAAAACCAATCATGATGATCTGATGTAATATTTTCTATAGGCTCAATACTAACACCACTTGCCGCACTTACTTGTTCTGGCGTAGGAATAGCATTAAAGTCTGTTGCATGGCTCTGAAATAATTTTACTGCTGATCTATATTTCATATTAAAATAGTCAGGCTCAACTATATTCGCACACCTACTAAACAAATCAGGATCACTGATCAAAAACTTTAAAAATAGTTCTTGCGTTTCTTCGTTATAGTTTTGTAAATCACTCATAATTTTCTATCTCATTTAATATATATCTTGCGAACAACTTATGTCCTGCTTCGTTTGGATGGCTATCGCTTGTACTAATAATATTATTTCCAGCAATAATACTAATAGGCTTAACAAAATGTCCTGGTGTTATTATGTCTACGTTATTATTGTGTGGCATACATCTGGAACTCATGCCAGTAAACAAATATTTAACATCGTTTTGATTAAAGTATGCTATTGCAGTATTTAATAAATTATATGTTTCCTGTTCTACAGTTTTTATTGTTCTGTGTAATAGCGAATGTTTAATAAAGTTTTTTACCTTTTCATTTAATTCTGTTTGATCTATATCACTTCTGTTGTAAGATCTATCATCTAAAACAACATTGTCCTTACACATTCCTATCCAGGTATCAAACTCTGCATCATACCATTCATCTCTAAACCAATCAGATAATTGTATAACAAAAAATGTATCATGATATGCATGAGTTTGTATATACTCCAGTGTACGCCTTAGTATTCTTTTATTACTGCTACCTATCCAACTTTCATTTATAATGTCATAACCTTCCATAAAATCAGGCCATGCAGACTTATTTTCTAAAGCATTGCCGTAACTAAAACTACAACCGTTTACATACAATTTCATATCATCTTTGCCTTTACTTCTATTTTAAGTTTATTATCTGTTGCATGTTTAATAATACTGCTTACAGTCGCCAATCTGCCATAATGCTGTACGGCATCTGCGGCATCTTTTACATCTACATGCCAAGGCGGGAAACTTACTTCCCACCCTAGTTCAGCGGCCTGCAACATTAATTCTATTCCTGCTTTATCTCTATCAGGACATACTATTATTCTTTTTCCTAACTTTTCTATTAAGTGTGCTTGTTCTGGACCTACACTATTACCTTGTATTGCAATACCATCTACAAGTATTGCATCAAATACACCCTCAGTTACAATAACAATTTCTCTTTTACTGTCTGCAAATCTATCTATATTAAAAACATATCCTGGTTGCATTTTATGTAAGTACTTGGGCGTTTGCTTGTCAGGAGGGCTTATATGCCTTCCTGTCCAACCTACTAGCTCATTGTTATATGTAAAAGGGACTACTAATCTCTGCTTGTATAACTTGTCTTCAAAGTATAGCAGTGGATATAGACCAAGTAGTCCTCTTTTGATTGCGTACTGTTTTACAGCATGTTCATCTGGTAAATCATCTACAATAGTTGCTGTATCTGGCATCGTTTCTGTTTTAAATTTTTGCAAGTTGTATACATAATCTGTAGCACTTTCTGTTTCTAAATCTTCCGCATACTTCAATAAATCTATTGTTACTTTGTGTATATCCTGCTGATCCGCTCCTAGTATTGTTGCTAAGTCTTTATATTTCTTTCCTAGTGTTGGATTAGGCTCCCAACCAGTTGTATAGCCACAATTAAAACAATTATAGGATATTTTTGCACCAGTTGTAATTAAGCCACCACGTTTCCTTTTATCACTACACATTGGACAATCCATAGTGTTCCAGCCACTAGGTGTTTTACTAGTTCTTATTGGAAGATTATCCAAAAGGAGACGGTGCACCTTTTCTACTAAAAAGTCTATATCCATGCATTAATTATACATGAAAAACTATTAAAAGTCAATTAGTTTCTTAGTTGCACTAAAGAAATATTTCCTGCTGTTGGTTCGCTCATTACTCTGATATAATTAGCATTTACTTGGAATGTACTGTGATATATTGTTGAGTTAGATGTTAATGAAACATCTTTTTCTATATTAAACCAATCACTGCTGTTGTTAGCAGTATCAGGTGTATTTTCAACACAACTTGCTTGTATAGAAAACTTTCCTGTAAATGCATCTGGATGAATAGCAATACTGTGTAAACATGATGTAAAGTTTCTTGATTGATTACCTTTTAATGCAGATGTCACAAAAACATTACCTTCATCACCATTATTTGTATTAGTTACCTGCATTTGTTGAGCTACATTAGATGTTTGAGTTTCAACTGGTGTCTTTTTAGTTTGATCTTTTACTTCTATATCAAACTTAATGTTATTATTTTGATCTGCAAACACAGGTAGCTCTAAACTTTCTGAAGTTTCTCTAGTTACATATAACTGATATAAGCCTGCTTGTAAATTTGTTAAATCACCTTCTGCCATATTAAGTTTTACTTGTCCAGTAGTTCCTGTATGTTCTAACAATCTAGAAAATATTCTTTTTCCTGTATAAGGATGAATTAAAGTACCTCTTAATAAATCTGAGTTTACATTTTGTAGTTTTCTGTCTTTATTTCTTATGCTAAAAGTTATCTCATTAGACAAGCCTTTATGTGCTGTTAGTTTTTTATTATTCATAGGTCTGTTATCCACATATAATCCATCCGAGTCGATCACAAGATCAACTACGTCTTCGTATAAAAATAATTTGTGATCTCCGTAACTCATATAGTTATTTACTCTTTATATTGTAGTATTTATCATAATGGAACATAAATAACATTGTGGAGAAAGAAAAACTTATATCAGAGGCACAAGAACGTTATCCATTCCTTACTGGCATCACATATGGTGGTAATGAGTATGTAGGCATAGTAGTGAATCACGACAATGCTATTTGTACATTTTATGATATAAGTAAAATGCCATCTATAGAAGTAAAACGTAAGTTTTTAGAATACGGTGATATGTGGTGGTGGGAAAGCAATAGACAATTACCAATAGATATCTTTTTAAACCACGAAATGAAGGAATTTGTTCCTTTCCTATCTACATTCGTAATGAAAGATGTAGAAGTTTTATTTGGACCTATGACGTCTTTACAGAATTTAATTAAAAAAAGAATTAAAAGACGTGGTGTTCAACTAGTTCGTAAAACTGATTAAGTCTCACAAATTAAATTTAATTGCACAATAATTGCTAAAGCATAACCATAACTATGACTTTTCTTAAAAAAGTAAGAATTGTCTGTGGGCTTTACCCAAACATCTGCTTCTATTTGTTCCCAACTCTTTCCAACTAAATGCCTTTTGCCTGGTCTTATTATTGCCAGTATCATTGCTAATTGATCTAAACTATTAGGAAGATGTTGCTTAATTATCTCATAATGATTACTAATGTGGAATAACTGTTCTACAACTTCTTTGTGTTCAAACAATTCCCACATAGGTTCAGTGTCTACAAGTTTATCCAGATGTATTTCGTCATGTATGCCTGTGTAAATATGATTGTTTAAAAAGTCTACTTTAAACCATCCTTCTTGTTCTGCCTTTTTGTGATCTATTGTGCTATAGCCTTCTAAAGGAAAATTAGGAATGTTTTGAAAGTATACACCAGTATTGTGCTTGTTAAATGTGCTATCCTTTTTAATACTTGCAGGTGTGTGATTAACTAACTTAAGAAAGTCATCTCTGTTTGCCATATCAATGTCTACATCAAAATCAATTTTCATTTTTAAATGCCATTCTTTTTATATGTGTATGTATGTTAAAGTTACAACTTATACTATATCTAAAACTTTCACCTAACACTGGTGCTGTAAAATGCATTAAACTTGCAGGAAATATTAGTATATCTCCCTCCTCAGGCTGTATTGAAAGTATGCTAGGTGTAAATCCGTTTAAGTCAACTGATTGCCCATACATAAAACTTATTTGTCCTTTCTGTTCTTGATCAGTAGTAGGATTTACAGTATATACTTCTGCATTATCATCTAATTGTATTTTGGGATAGAGGACACAAACTAAATCTGCCGCTGTTACGTGATTATGTGGAGGATTATATTCCATTGCCACTTGCTTATTATACCAACCTGATGTTAATTCTAATAGACTATCAAACTTTTTTTCTGAAAGTACACGTTTATATATACCATTTTCTATTTCTTTAAAGTAGTTTTCTACTAAACCTATCAATTCATTATGTACTTTATGATTTTGTTTAAGTAAATTTGTAATAGTATTTTCTTCTCTTATGAAGCCAACAAGTTTATGATTCTCAGGTACCTGACTTTGCAAACACATATCATAAAGAGCTTCTGTAGTCTCTTTACTTAATTTGCTTTTTGCAATTTTAGGACCAAAACTTCCTGCTATTTTTAAATTTTTACTCATTAAACAACGAGCTCCACTTCATTAATTTTTGTTCTTTTAAAAACATTCTATCTTTTATTTGTTCTTCTGTAACAAATCCATCTCTTTTTAATAAGTCAATCATACACATAAGATCGCCTATCTCATCTTGTAAATTACTTATATCGTCAGGACAACTGTCTTTCTCAAATCTGATCAATTTGCTACAAGCCTGTACAAGCTCTCCGCATTCTTCCATTGTGATAGTTAGTAATTCTTGTCTTCTGTTCATTCTTCTTTTACAAATATTCCGTCAACCATTTTACCTTTGCGATCTTTTATATCGTTGTAGGCAACATTTAAACATTCTTCTAATGTAGTGCCTTCTCTTTCGGCAATATTAATAAGGATAACTAGACAATCTCCAATATCGTCTTTTACATCTTCTCCTTTACATACACTATCTGAAAGTTCTCCAACTTCTTGTATTAACTTTAATACTTGATCTTTACTAGTTGCACCATCAATAAGGTGTCTATCATGATGCCATTTTGATGTTAGATCTATTAAATCATCTAAATCCCACATTTCGTTTGTCGTATTTTCTTTCATATTCCTGCAACCTCGCATGTTGTTTTAATTTCTTCTACTTCTTCTCTATTATGTCCAAATTGTTTCATCCAAAAAGTTGTATCTATAATGTGCTGTATCATTTTTACCTGCTCATCATTAAATCTAGTAAGTAATTCTCCGCCTGTCTCACTTAAATATAATACCCAGGGACTTACTTTAGCACTTCTTATATCATGTACTGCTCTTGCTGGTGTTACAACTTGAAAATAATCTTGCCAATCGTTTCCTGTTTCCTCACTCCATTTATTAAAGTACATTATAGTTCTCTCTAATGCTTTAAGTCCTGGTTCCTTCTTAACATAAGTCAATAAGTATTCATCATATAACTTATCTTTACTCCAATCTGCTAATTTTTTACCTTCTTTAATTAACCATTCAGCAAATTTTTCTGGTTGTAAATATTCATTTACTACACAACTTCTACCAAACTTTGTAAATCCTTCATAGTATTGGCTTTTTATAAAGTCTTCCATACTCTTGGCTTTACTTGCCTGTGTATTAAGTTCATAAAACATCTGAAATACTCTGTAGCCTAGTCTTATATGCGTTAAGTCTTTATCTGCCCAACGTCTTTTCTTTACGCACATATGAGCACTTAAAGTTCTTTCACTTCTAAATACTTTATCGCACCATTTACATTTATTTTCCAAAGATATCCTTGATTGTTTTGTCATCATACCCATGATCTTTTGCCATTGCTTTTAGATCTTCTTTACTGTTTATGTCTATTAAGTTATTAATGTCCTCTGCCTTCATATGCGGAAAAGTTTCATAAATAAAATCAAATACTTTGCTTTTCTTCTTTTTACTATTAGGCGGTTTTATATAAGGATGAAACTGTACCGACCCAACACCACATACACTTAATAATAACCATTGCAGTTCAGGATGTTTACTTACTTCACTAAACTGATAATTTACACATTCGTTAGTCATAAAAATATAATCTGCGGCATTTTTACCTTGCACACTACTGCAATACCTCATCATCATCCAGGCACTAAAGGCCTTTTTACCTTCATCCGACAAGTTATTATAAAACTCTCTGTCCTTTTTGTCAATGGCAGACATAATATCCTTTAATGGTATTTGCGGTTTCTTAGCCATTATTCTCCTTCAAATTCAATTAATGCTTCAACATTAAAACCTTCGCTTTCTATTATAGCACGTCCACCTAAATCGGGCAAGTCTATCACGGCCAGAATTAGGATATTTTCTTTTGGAACCTTCCAACATTGTGCTATAAGGCTAGCCAATGCTTTTGCTGTTCCGCCTGTAGCAATTAAATCATCTACAATAACAATTTTATCATTTTTATTTAAGTCTGAATTTCGTTGTATATGTAATGTTGCTTCTCCATATTCCAATTTATAATTTCTTTGATATGTAGGGTTAGGTAACTTACCAGGCTTTCTTGCTAAAATTAAAGGCAATTCCATATCTCTTGCTAGAGGAGAGCCAAATATAAACCCTCTGCTTTCTATTGCAACAATTTTAGTAGCATTAAAGGACATACATGCACTACTCATACTTATTAATGCTTTGTTGAACGCTTCTGGGCGTTCTAACATGCTTGTGATGTCTCTAAACTGTATTCCTTCTAGAGGAAAGTCTGGTACTGTTCTTATACTATCTTTTATGTCCATAAGTCTATCTGTTCCCATGGCATACTTGTTTTACCAAAATGCCCATAGTTTGTTGTTTCTGTTAAATCTAAATTAAATAAATCAAATCGGTCTATAATACCTTTAGGTGTGAGATCAACTTTGCTAATAATTTCTTCTGCAATGTCTGTTCTTACTTCGCCATCAGCATATACATAAACACTAGTTGGTTCTTTTATACCAATTGCATAACTTAATTGTATAGTACAATTTTCTGCTTTGCCACTTGCAACTACGTTTTTTGCTAAGTATCTTGCCATGTAGGCGGCCGATCTGTCTACTTTAGTACAATCTTTACCACTAAAGGCACCGCCACCATGTGGAGCATAACCACCGTATGTGTCTACAATAATTTTTCTGCCTGTAATACCACTATCTCCATCAGGACCGCCAATAACAAATCTACCAGTAGGATTAATAAGCCATACAGTTTTAGAATTAAATTTATCTTCTACTGTAGGCAATATAATATCCATTACACGTTCTCTAACCTGTTCTATACTAAGGTCATCACTATGTTGAGTACTACAAACAACTGATTTAATATCAATAGGTTTTCCAACACTATCATAATTAAATGTAACCTGTGCTTTACTGTCAGGCCCTATCCAATCAGCACCGTTACGTCTGGCTTCTTCTAATGCTTTTAGTATCTCATGACTGTAATAAATTGCACTAGGCATATAATTATCTGTTTCATTACAAGCATATCCAAACATTAATCCTTGATCTCCTGCACCAAAGTCATCCGTACCTAGAGCAATATCAGGACTTTGTCCGTGTAGTTCGTTGTATATAGACATTTTTGCCCAATGAAATCCGTCTTGCTCATAGCCAATATTTTTAACAACATCTCTTACAATGTGTTCAATAATATCTTTATCAAACTTATCGCTTTTATATTCTCCTGCAAGTGTAACCATATTAGTTGTAACTAAAGTTTCAACAGCGGCTCTGTGATTAATATTTTTGTCTATTAAAAATGTTGCAACGGCATCTGATATCTGATCTGCTACTTTATCAGGATGACCACTGCTAACACTCTCACTTGTAAATTCGTACATATTTTACCTCATTTTTAAATTTAATATTTCTTCCCATTCTGCATATTCTGTTTTATTAAAAGAGTTCACAGGAAACTGAGGAGGTTCAACCTTTAACCGTGTTTTTCTTTTAAAAAGTTTTTTAAACCAAACTTTTTTGCCAGTTATTGTTTTTTTAGGAGTAAAAGCAAAAGTTTTTTCCCACTTAGTTGTAATTAAGTTGTCTTCGCTATTAATAAAATCTCCTGCAATGCCTCCATTTTTCAACTGTGGATACCTCGTATATGCAGGATGGTTATAATTCTCCATCCTTTCTCATTTGCTCCCTGATTTTGGTAGCACTAATTTTTTGCGTTTCCTCATCTAAAACTTCTTCTTCAATTTTATAACCTACACCTCTACCATATGTAATATTCATAATGTTTGGTACAGGGAAACATCTGAACTTTCCGGCGTGTTCGGCCAATGCTATTTCAATGTTTTCACATATCTTATCCACTTGCCAAGGATTGTCGTCAGTTAAAGGCATATCTCTTACAAGTAATGCTACTTGCCCATGTTTTGCCAATGCTCTTTCAAATAACTTTTGATGTCCTTCGTGCCATGGTTGAAATCTTCCTAACATTTGTGTAGTTGGTTGTTTAGGTTGGAATTCATGATCTTTAATATCAACAGCAATCAACCTTGCCCATTCTTCAACTTTTTCTTCAGTCCACCATTCATCTTTTTTTATAATAGCATTAACTTTAACACTATCCATTGTGGGCTTTTCAAACATTGCATTTGTGTCTTCGTATCTGCCTTCTTCAATTGTGTCCATCCAAATAACATACTCAGGAACATGTTGCTCACGAAGTTGATTTGTAGGACAAACAAAATCTGCTACACCATATTGTCCTTTAGCAACACTTTTACGAACATAATCTCGCATACGCAATGCTTGTCTTTCTCTGCCTTCTGGAGAAAAGTCCCAATCATTAAATGTTTCTCTTATTTTATCTGCGTTATGCCAATCTGCATTACCTAATATCTCTACTAGTTTCTCTGCAAGAGTAGATTTACCTGAGCCAGGTAATCCAAAAATTAATACTCGTTTCATCTGTTTTCTCTCTCCCATTCTGCATTTTCATCGAACTCTGCAAGATATTCATCAATGTTTTCATCGATGTTTTCCTGAGTGTCGTGCCACTTAGTATTTAACCAGCCTACTTGAGCATCATAACTTTTACCGGTGCTGTCCATGTAATCATAATCACATTCTAATTCAACTTTGTCATAAAAAACTGCATCAACAAATTCTGCTAGATTTGTCTCTACAACACCATATCCTAATTTAAATTCATCAAAGTCTTCGCCGTCTGTTTCAACAAACCAAGCACCAAAGCCACCTTTCTCTGAACTATGAAACATAAGTACAGGTACATATTCATTACCTTCCTCATCCTTTTCATTTATTAATTCAGGTTGGTCATCAGTACTAAAGTAGCCACCTTCTCTGCCATAAACATGAATTGCTTCTCCTTCATATACTTCATTATCGTGATCCCAATCGTCTGAACCATCTGCTGGAACTTCGTATACTGTAAATCCACCATCTGCATAGGCACTATTAATGTGTTCAAAGTTATCATTTTCCCACATATAAAAGTCTTCACCAGGCATTGCAGGATGTGGTATTCCATCTGGATCTAATAATGCATCAGAGGTTTCTTCCTCTTTTGGTTCCCAATCTTCTGCTTCTAAAACTGCGTCAACAAGTTCATCTTGTTTATCTGCATAATAACTTACAAATGCAGGATTAACTTCTCCTAAAACTGCCTCTCCACCGTATCTGCCGCCTTCTATTCTAAATTTTCTTTTTGCCATTACGCCTCCTTATTTGGGTTCCAAATTGTTAAATTACTTTTTTTGAGTCTGTTAGCAACAATAGTATATCTATTTTGTTCTTCTTTCCACTCTTTAAGCCACTTATGACCATCACGTTCTGCATCTATAAAGATTGCATTAGTAAATGCTAATGGAAGTAATATAGCAACATGTATAATTATACTTGCTACTGTATTGTATCCAAATATTCCTAAGTAATTTGCGGCTAAGAAGCCAAAGAATACACTCCATACAGTAAACAGTACTAACATAAAGTAAGTCTGCAAACTTGGATCTGGAATATACTTTAGTGGATTGTATCTTACATCCATTACACGCCTCCAACCATTTACAAGACTCATTACAACTCTTCTAAATAAACTTGGCTTTTTCATTATTGGTTCAATTTTACTCATTTTATTCTCCTATTCTATATGGTTTCTAACATACTCTTTTATTACATGCATACCATATGATGCCCATGTAATAACTATCAAACTCCAGATTAACAACTCTAACATTACACTAGATCTGCTATCTGAACGTCTTTAACTTTATTTGCCTCTTTTACAAAATATGCACATTTTGGATTAGGCCCATCTTCTAATGGAACTGCCAACAAGTGACCATTTTTTAATTTAGGAAAATACCATTTTACATCTTGGTAAACATTGGTAATCCCTACTTCTAGGCTCTGTGGAATCCTTGTAGTTAATGGATTCATTACAAGAGATCTAAAGCCTCTATTGTTAAGGCTTGCTAATGGTAAAACTTCCATGCCATCAAGATCCTCATCACACAATAATATACTCCAGTCCATAGGCATTTGTACATTATACTGGCCTATTTGTAAGCAAATTGCTGGAGCATGAAAACTCTCTAAAAATATTAGAGGTAAGAAGTAAAAATCCACAAATTCAGGATCGCCTCCATCAATAATACAATATCTTATATCGTCTATTTCGTCTGGTACACAATCTATATCATATGTGTCATTTTCTACTGTTAGTATTTTCATATTTTTTCCTTATTTTTTATACTCAACTTTAGTTACTTGGAACCTAAAACCCTGCTCTTTGTAAAAGACTTTACGTTTTGTTAAATGCCTTTTACTATATTTTAAATTACTAGTAATGTCTAATACATTTACATAGTCTTTATCAGATGCTTTTCTAATGCCTCTGCCTATACTTTGTATTACCCTTACAAAACTTTTTCCAGGTTCTAACATAACTAAATTAAATATTCTTGGTATATTAATACCCACCGCCGCAACACCATATGTTGCAACTATTACTTTATTATCCATTTGAGAAACATCATCATAATTTTCTTGTCTGTCTGCCTGTTTCATTGAACCAGATACAAATACCCAGTCAGGATTCAACTCTTCTAAACGTTCTCCTGTTGCTATTCTATCTATTAAAACTAACGTATTACCATTTACTGCAACACCTTTAATTATTTCAGATATTTCCTTTAGCCTTTTTTCATCAGTTACTAGCCATTTCAACTCTTGAGCATAGTTTCCAAATTGTATCATTCCATCTTGTAGTTGCAAAATACTAATATCTAAGTCTGCAAGTACACCCATGTCCTGTAATTCTTTACTGCTCATTTTTCCTACTACAGGACCTAAACTACAAGTACAACCAACTGCGTCATACTCCTCTTTAGGGATAGTTCCTGTAAGTCCCCATCTAATAGGAACATTCGCAAAAACACCACTTAATAAATTTCTTAAGACGTCTGCTTTTGCTTTATGGACTTCATCTACCATTACACAGGCAACATTATCTAAAAATTGATCTATTGGAAAATCTGCCTCATAATTTTTACTTTTCTTTTCTAATATACTTAAACTTTGCCATGTGCAAATTGTATGTGTTTTATCATATTCTTTTCTGTCACCATACAATACACCAACATCTAAGCCTAAGTTTTTATAATCTTTTTCTGTTTGCACAACTAAATCTTTATTAGGCACTATAACTATAGTCCTGCCATAATCTTCACACTTATGACTAAGTACGGCTGTAATTAATGTCTTACCAGCACCTGTGGCAATTTCCTGCAAACATTGTGTGTTCTCTAAAAACTTATTAATTATCTCAACCTGATAATCTCTGAGTATAATAGGCTGTCCTTCTGCTGGATGTTTTTTAGGCCATGCTACATTTTCATAACTAGTTTGTTCTACTTTATCAAATTCAAAACTCCAAGGTTGCCTTTGATCT